TGTTATCCTGAAGCTAAGAGTTTTCGTTCTGCTGTCGCAGCAATGACTTATGGTGATGACATGATGGGTTCTGTGAAACAAGAATATAGGAAATTTAATTTCTTGTCTTACAAAGCTTTCCTCCAAAAACATGGTATGAAGATCACTTTACCAGACAAATCAAATAATGAGGTTGAATTCCTCGATCTGGTCAATTGTGATTTTTTGAAGCGAAAATCTTCCCACATACCTGAGATTGGCTGTGAGATTGGAAAACTCGACGAAGATTCCATCTTCAAGAGTCTCCATGCCAACCTTTTGTCAAAAACTGAGACAAAAGAACAAGTTGCTATCTCGTGTTGTGAATCTGCTCTTCAAGAGTGGTTTGCATACGGTAGAGAGCATTATGAAATGCGCAGACAACAGCTCACAGAAGTTTGTGCCCGGGCTGGCATCCCAACAACTGCTGCTTTCGTTCCCTTTGATCATCGTGTAGAGGGATGGAAAGAAAAGTATTTAATCACTAAACAATCCGATGAATTTTCTCCTGTACAAAATTTTAGCCCTTTTGATAGGAAGGAGGATGCATTCACCTCAAAGAATGCTCGGGCAGGGTTCCCAGGAAAAACCCTAGGGTCTGATGATCCGCATGCTTCTTTATTGCTTTATTTGTTTATTATGTTTTGCTCAACAGTTACATATTGTTGGATCCTTGCTGGTTTGTTCCCAAGGCAGAGCAAAATAAAACCACAATCAGAAGAGTATGAACAAGAAGCTTCATCTGAAACAACAATGCAAGTCATGAAATTTTCTGATGCTCATGCCGGTTTTGGTTATGATCAATCAGTAGCTCATGACCCCTTGCGAACTTCAGCCTTTTCAAGTGACGTTAAATTAGAGAACTTTTTCAAACGTCCCTTGCGAATTTTTGAACAAACGTGGAATGTTGGTGTGAAAGTCAATTCTCAGTTCGACCCGTGGTCTCTTTATTTTGAGAACCCTCGAGTTAGTAACCGTATATCAAATTTTAGGTTGATGTCAGCAAAGCTCAAACTCAAGGTTGTTCTCAATGGGAACAGCTTCTTCTATGGTAGAGCAATTCTGGCTTATCTTCCACTAGCTGATGCTGATAACATATCAATTGAGACTGGCTATTCATTGATAGACATGGTGTTGTTGTCACAACGACCTCATATTTATCTTGATCCAACAAATTCACAAGGTGGTGAGATGACACTCCCTTTCTTTACACCATACAATTCTTTATCTACTTCCTCACCCGGTGGAAATGGGTTTTCAATTGATGGTTCTTGGAGGAATATGGGAGATTGTTCATTATACTCATTTTCTGATTTAGCACATGCTAATGGTGGTACTGATCCCGTCACGATCACTGTTTTTGCTTGGGCTGAAGACGTTAAATTGAGTGTTCCCACCCAAACTGATGCCATCGGTATTACAGCTCAATCCGATGAGTATAAATTTAGTGGAATGGCTTCTGCTGTTGCCACTTGGGCTGGCAAACTTGCTTCGGCACCCATAATTGGTCCTTATGCGAGGGCCACTGAAATAGGCGCTGGAGCAGCTGCTGCGGTTGCGAAGATGTTCGGTTATAGTCGACCAACTGATGCACAAGTATCAATTTATCGACCCATGCCTAAATCATCTTTCGCAACAACTGATCGACCTGATGATGTCGCAAAACTTACAGTTGACAGCAAGCAAGAACTTTCTATTGATCCGCGAATTGGTGGTATTTCAAGCAATGACGAGCTAGATATTCAATCTATTGCAAGTCGTGAAACTTGGATTAACCAGTTTGATTGGTTATTGGAAGATGCTCCTGATACGCGGCTGTTCAACATGATTGTTGATCCTTGCATACACCGTTATACAGTAGTTGGATTAGATGCAGCACTTCGTGTGCCTGCATCTTGTTATGCGGGGATGCCTTTCCTATGTTGGAGAGGTAAAGCTAGAATCCGCATTCAATGTGTTGCATCTAGCTTTCACAAAGGACGTTTGAAGATTTGTTATGATCCTGTGCAATCTCAAACAACTTCAGAGGATAATGTTGCCTATTCCACAATTATGGATTTAGCAGAGGAGTCAGATGTCACTTTCGATGTCAACTGGGGGCAAAATACAACTTATCGAGAGGTTGTCCCAGTTGGTTTAGTAACTGAGGCTGCGATGTTTAATACTAGTGGAAGTACAGAAACAAGTGCCTTTGGCAACGGGTATTTGTCAATATATGTAATTAATAAATTGACTGTGCCTAACTCTGTTGTCACCAATGACATCACAGTTAATGTGTTTGTAAGTTTTCCCGAGATTGAGTTTGCTCAACCAACCAATCGAGTTGTACCACGTTTGCGTGTGACAACTGAGGATATTCTCTCTCAAACACCACCAACTGTTGATTCGGCACCGTACACTTTCAAACCGCAATCAGAAGAGATGTCCTCAGAGCAAATGAAAACGGACTCAGCTCCAGCTTCTGCTCCTCTTCTTGACACTTTTGCAAAGAATGAGTGTACTCATGATGCAGGCAATCTGGTCCACTTTGGTGAACGCATCACTAGTTTTCGACAGTTATTGAAAAGATACTGTCTTATGGAATCACCAGTTATGCCACAACAAGAAGGAGATTTCTTGGCCCGGTTCTATAGGCCAATCTATCCTGTTATTCCTGGGTACTTTAGTAGTGCAATTTCTTTCCAGAGTCCGGCTGTTGCTTTGACATCTGGGAACTACTATTATGGATATTTACCAATGACTACCTATTCGATGCTTGCTTTTGCAGGGGTTCGAGGTGGTATGAGGTATCTGTGGGATTTTGACGCGGCACTTGCTGATGGATATACATCCATCGTGTCTCGTGAAGATAATCAGACTTATAATCCATCGTATCCACAAAATGATTTTGTTGTACAAAGTAACACCACTCCAGCTTTCACAGCTGCGATGCAGAACTTTCTCACAAATCAAACGGGATTGTCAGGTACAGCGTTGACTACAACGTATGTAAACAATTTCTTGACATTTGAAGTCCCATTTTACTCACAGTACCGGTTCTTTCCTACACGAACTCGGTTTCTGTCATCATCTTCTGGCACATTACAGATGTATTATTCTGTTACGTACAAAGGATTACTAAATAGTGGTGAGCCACGGTATCCTCAAGTTTATTGTGCCGCTGCAGAAGATTTTCAACCGCTGTTCTATACAGGACCTCCAGTTTTGTATTATGAAC